ATCATTGAGTTCTCAGTGTCGGGCAACCAGCTCATCTTGAGAGTAGTCGGCCACGAACCCCCGCGACGGAGAGGCGAAGTCCTGCCGCCGGAAGCAGCAAAGTGATCATTGACAAGTCGATGGCGGCTGCGGCGTGGAAAGGACACGCGAACACAGCGAGGGCGGGCAACCCTCTACGCGAAAGCAGAATGTCACAAAACAGCAGGCACCTAGCCCAGGAATGTGCTTCAAGCCGGGGTGACATACCCGGTAGAGAATCGCGTAGATGTGCCAGGCGCAAGGGCAAGCCCGGAGTCGGTATCAAGCCCGGCCAGCCGCCACTGACTGAAGAGAAGGAGGACCAATCGTGAATGCTGAGGAGAGAACGAAATGGGCAATACGGAACTTGCAATAGTAGCCGCTGAAGCCAAGGCCAAACTAGAGGGAATAACGGGACTAGGGGACCGTCTCATAGCTGCAATGAAAGCCGCGAAAGGCCACTGGTTGGTGCTGGACAAAGATGTGCAATTAAGAGGTGCGATAGCCGCAGTGCTAATGGTTCTCGAAGAAGAAGGAAATACCGAAGACAGCGAACGGATCAAGAAAGAGCTTGGTACATTGCAAGCACTCAGTGCCGCTACCAGCGGCGTTCCTGTAAACTTCGCAGCCCTGGATCTGCCTGCGAATCCAGTCGGATTGCTAAAGCTCTGGCATGAAATTCAAGACGGGTGATGCAATGGCCGAACCGGTAATTGAGATGAAGCCAGCCGCCGTCGAGATTGAGGAGGTGAATAGTGGCAGAGAAACAGATTGGCGCAGTTTTTGTCCAGCGCAAAGTAGTCCCCGCTCACTGGGAATTCGAGTGTCCTACTTGCGGGACTTGGATGAGCGACTGGTATAGGGGGAAAGGCGGAGAAATGGCCTGTTATGTTTGTACTAATTCGTTCTGTGTTCCAAGCGCCGAAGAATTACTGGCAGAGGACAAGGCACAACACAATGTCACTTGAGGAGCGCCGGGAGCCGGGAGGTGAGGCCCCATGACGGATGCGATTAAGGCTACGATGTTGTTGTGCGGAGAAGTAGAGATACAGGGCAAAGATCGGGAGAATCTGTTAGTGCTAGAGGCGGTAGACCCTGACTGGTCGGTGCATGGCGGCACGTACTTTGTTATGCCGGAAGCCGAACTCGCCGCCCTCAGAGAGGAGAATAAGAAACGCGGTAATCTTCTCAAGCGGTTGGAATGGAGCGGTTTCAAGATGCCTGAATCGGGCGAGGGTCCATCTGGTGCCTACAACTTCTGTCCGGTTTGTAGGGCAAAGAGAGACCCATTTATGGGTGCGACATCCTACCACGAGGAAGGGTGTGAACTCGAAGCCGCCCTCGGCCAGGAGGTGACCGTTACCCCTAAGCGGCCTTGACTTGACGGGGGAATAGTGCTATACTGACTTAGATACTAGACTAGAGTAGCGGGTGGAAGACCCGCTTGACTTGAACGTCTCTTGAGAGATCAAGAGGCGTTTTGCTTTTGTGGGGTGGTGAATGGGGGTTCGCAGCCGGATCGCGCAGACCGTATTGAGTTGGGCTGTCCGCAAGATGACCTTGGCGGACTTCCTCAAAGAGCACATTGACGACGCAGGGGTCTACTCTGCACGCAAGGAGTGGAGCATATACAGCGCGATCAAAGAGGGCTACAAGGCCCACCCCGTTGTGTTTCGCGCGATCAACCTCCGTGCGACCACCGCTGCGAGTGTTCCTTGGCAAGTGAAGACAATGGGCCGCGACGGACCTGAGATTGTGGAAAAGCACGCCGCAGTCGATTTTCAGAAGCGACCGCATCCGAGGATCGGCTGGGATCAGCTTATTCGGCGCGTGATTGTGTTTTGCATTCTCGGTGGGGACCACTGCTGGCACATTAACTCTGTGGGCAAGCCGATTCGCTCCGTGTGGGTGCATCCGCTGTTGCCGCACCTCGTTGAGATCAAGGTGAATAAGGCGGGCGAGTTCGTCTATGAATACACGGCAGAGGGCAAACTAGAGCCCCGGAAGTTCAAACAAGATGAGATCGTCCACTTCCAGTACTTCGATCCGCTCTCAGACATTCACGGCATGGGACAGATTGAGCCAGCGGGTCGAGTGATCGACACAGCCAACGCCGAGCTCGACTGGAACAAGGAGGCGGTGGTGAACAACCGCCTTGTTCCTGATCTGTTGCTTGGTGTCGATGAGAATATCTCAAAGCCGGCTTACGACAAGTGGCGCGAGAAGATAGACAAGCGCAGCGGCAAGCTGAAGGCGCGAGCGGCATTGCTTGTGCCGGGGTTAAAGACTGTTAAGCAGGGCAAGCTCACGCCGGTCGAAATGGATTACAACAAGTCACTCTCTCGCGCCGATCGGCAGATTTGTGTCGCTCTTGGGGTATATCCGTCCTTGCTTGGCGTGGATGATGAAGCGACCTACGAAAACTACGAGAAGGCACGGCGTGCGCTGTGGACTGATACGGTCATCCCCGATCTGATATTCATCCGCAACACGATCAACCGGCAGCTTGCGTCACAGTTCGGCGGTGAGATCTGGTTCGACTTCGACCTCACTAAGACCGAGGCGATGGTGTGGGCGCGGCGGGAGAATGCCGAGGAAGCCAAACACTACATGGGAATGGGGATAGCGCCTCGCGTGATCAACAAGCGTCTGAATCTTGGCTTTAACCCGGATGAATGCCCAGCGACTGGCTTTATACATGCAATGCAACAGCCGTTAGTCATTTCTGAGAGCGAGGGTCGATCGGTCCGCTCAGTCAATTTCGAGACTGATGCCCAGTTCGCCGCGCACTGGCGGGCGGTTGACAGGCAAGAGCAAGCATTCACGAATGGCATAACGGCGAGGGTGCGCGAGCGGTTCGACGCTGAGAGGAAGGTGATGGTCGAGGCGATCAAGGACGGTCAGCGTAATCTCGACCCCGTGATCGACTCGCAGGCCGGCGCATGGACAGAGCTGTTGGCGGCGGCATGTCACGCGGTGATCGAGCACTTTGGAGAACAGACGGCGACGGATCTATCGGGTGGCGAGGCGGCGATCCATCCAGGGGAGCACCGATACTTCTTTGACCCGTGGAATACGCTTATCCAGGGCTTCGTGGCAACGAAGGTTGCGAAGGACGTCCAGCACGTCACCGACACCACCAAGGAGACAATTCGGAAGGCAGTACGCGAGGGTCTCGACGCGAACGAGAGCTCGGCGCAGATAGCGAAGCGCGTCGATGAAATCTATAGCGGTAGATGGATGGGCGAGTGGAGCTATGTGCCGGCGCCAGGTGAGTGCAAGTATCGCTGCGCGGTGATCGCTCGCACAGAGGTTCACAGTGCGGCGGGATTTGCGATGCACGAATCGGCCCGGCAGTCGGGTGTGGCCGAGGAGAAGCACTGGTGGGACTCCGGTGACGACCGCGTGAGAGACAGCCACGCGCTGGCGACGCGCGAGGGGTGGATCCCATTCGATCAAGTTTATTCGAATGGCTGTATGTACCCGGGGGACGGGCCTTCGCAAGAGGTGATCCTGTGCCGTTGCGTCGAGGCGTACAAAAGCAGGAGAAGTTAATGAAAACATGTGAATACTGCGGGAAAGAATTCGAGCAGACAAGACCTAATCGTCGGTATTGTTGCCATGAGTGTGGTATCAAGGCTTGGCGGGCTGCTCATCCCGGTTGTGTGGCGCGATGGGCTAAAAATCAACGCGAAGCTTATCCAGAAAGAACACGAGCCGCTACTAATCGATATGGCGCAAAACATCGGGAGGAAGCAAAAGAACGAGGACGAAAGCATTACAAAAGCCACAAAGATGAAGTGCTGGCTCGCACAAAAGAATGGCATAAGAATAATCCCGAAAAGACGCGCCTCTCTACAAGAAAGAGCGTCAAGAAGTGGCGGCTCGCAAACCCTGAAAAACAGCGTGAGAGTGACCGACGATATCGGGCTGCTAATCCAGAAAAAGTACGTGAGAGTGCTCAAAAGAGCAATGCCAAAAGAGCTGCAGCCAAACGTGGCAATGGGGGCTCTTTCACTACTCAGGAATTCCTCGATCTGTGCAAAGCGCATCACTGGCGGTGTGCCTATTGTGGCTGTGCGTTGACCACCGAGACGGTGACGGTTGACCACAAGATTCCGCTGTCCAGGGGTGGGGGAAGCGACATTGAGAACATCGCACCCGCTTGTAAATCGTGCAATTCGAGCAAGTGCGATCGGACCTCAAAAGAATACAAAGTGGCACTGGAGCTGTGTGCAACATAGGGGGCGATGAGAATGGAGTTTCGATCGTTTCGACTGAAGGATATGGAGACGCGAGACAAGGGTGATACAGGATTCATTTCTGGCCTTATCTCGGAGTCAGGTATTTTTGAGCCTGATTTTGGAACCACGTTTAGAGAGGGAGCGTGGCGTCGGACCCTTGACGCGCAAGAGGGCAAGTTCCCGCTGTTGTATATGCATGAGTACAAAATGCCTGCGGGATTAGGCCAATTCAGCGAAAGCAAGCGTGGTTTGGAGCTTGACGAGGCACAGGTGGACCTCTCTACTGAGACGGGCCGATTGGTGTACAGCGGCGCCAAAAGAGGGTATATCGACACGCTCAGTCAGGGTTTCGATATTGTGGAATGGAAGGGAGATCCCGATCCAAGCCATAAGAGTCAGTCATTTTTTGGTGGTGAACCCGGGAAGATTGTTACGGAAGTCAAGCTATTCGAATCCTCCTTTGTACTGCGCGGCTTCGAGGGCAACCCCGGTGCGGCGATTGAGTCCGTTCGGGCGATGACCTATGGGATTGAGAGGGTAAACGAGGCTTTGCGGCAAAACGCGATGACCGATTTCGAAGCCGCGATGCTCGAGTTACGAGCGCTCCTCGAATCAACAGGGAGTCGGGCGGTTGTCGGATACAAGGACTTCCCACTGGCGGAGCGCGACCGCAAGTGGGACAACGCCGCCGCTGAAAAGCGCGTGCGGTCGTGGGCTGGGGCAGAGGATGCTCCGAATGCCAAATATCGAAGCGCCCACATGTGGGTCGATGCCGATGCCCCTGACAAGTTTGGCTCTTACAAGCTCTTATACGTTGACATCATCGACGGTCAGGCAAGGGCCATACCCAAGGGGATCTTCGCCGTTGCCGGGGCGCTACAGGGTGCGCGCGAGCCACTCAAAGTCCCCGCTGCGGATATCCCCAAGCTACGGGCGCTTGTCGAGAAGTGGTATGCCAAGATGCGCAAGGAGTTTGACGACGAGGATATTGTCGCTCCGTGGAAGCGGGCGATTGAAGTACCCCCCGAGATAAGGGGATTGCAGGAAATCAGTGCGCTCCTCAAGGGTGTTGGCTCGCTGGAAGGCACCCACACGGATGAGGACTCGCAAATGCTGGAACAGTTCCGCGCCATTGGGCGCGAGATCAAGTCAAAGGTGGTGAGTTAGATGGGCGAACAACAGGATAAACAAGAAGCTGGCGAGCTTTTGAGGGATATCCACCAGGGCATCGAGCAGCTGCGGGACAGCCACGAGCAGCGTCTTAAGGCGATAGAGGAGGCGCAGAAAGAAGCGCCTACCGAGGCACAGGTTGCCGAGGCCGTGAAGGAGACCCTTGAAGAGGCGGGAGTTACCGGGCTTAGGGCGGTGCTGGATGAGACGCGCAAGCAGTATGACGAGCTTGTGCTGCGCCTGAATCAGCCGGGCCTTGTGACCGAGCACAAAAAGGAAGACGAAGAGGAGAAGCGCTCCTTCCTGCACTACGTCCGCACGGGGCAGCTTCAAGCCCCGGAGTGCCGGGCGCTCGTGCAGGATGCTACGGGGTTGATCCTCACCCCACGTGAGTTAGAGGCTGGGGTAATACGATCGATTCCCGAGCTGACGTTCATGTGGCCGCTTGTGGCGCACAGACCGACCAATCGGGATCGCATTCTGCGACGGTCGTTGACGGAGCTCGAAATCGCCTGGGGCGGCAAGCTGGAGACGGGTGGAACCCTGTCCCAATCGACTCAGGTCCCGAGCGAAGACTGGCAGTACGTCTACGACTCGCACGGCCTGGCGAAGGTTGGGCGCGACGAGCTTGAGGATGCCGATGTCGACCTTGTGCCGATAATCCAGGATTCGTTCGCACGGGCATTCTCCGAGGATGCCGACGCGAAGATCGTGGTGGGCACGGGCACAAACCAGCCGACGGGGATCACTAACGGCGCGACGGTGGCGCGGGTTGAGGCTGCCGCCAATATAGTGATCACTTCACTTGACATCATGAAGCTGTTCTACCAGGTCCCCGCGAAGTATCTCAACAAGACCGATTGTGCCTTCGTGATGAATCGCTCGACGGAGTACGTGCTGGCGATCGAGCGCGATCTTTCCGGTGGTGCCAATACCGGTCAGTTCATGTGGCAGCCCCCGCTCCAAGCGGGGTTAGTGCCGGTGATCCGGGGTTATCCCGTTTACAACCAGGACGACCTCGACGAGATCGACGACACGGACGACCAGGATGTCGTGCTCTTCGGAAACTACAAGATGGGCTATCGGACAGTCGATCGTAAGGGGATGTACGTCCTGCGGCTGGACGAGCTCTATGTCGAGGAAGGCATGGTCGGGTTCTTCGTCGGTCGTCGATGGGGCGGCTCGGTCATCCGGGCTGACGCCATGCGGATTCTCAAGACATACTCATAGGAGTGATTGACATGAAAAGAATACTACTACTGCTTTTGATCGTGGTGCTGGCGCTGGGGGTAACTGCCTTTGGCGTCCGGCGCTGTGCGGAGTCGGATGGGACGGATGCGTTTTGCTTCTCGGATGACGAGGAGATGCATTTTGGAACAGGCTTGGATGCCGATATCGCGTGGTTCACCGATGACGCCAATGCCCACTATCTTGGAGTCAGCTTGCCGACAGGTGGGGCAATTGACATTCCCGTATTGGTT